AGCTAAAAAGAAGATGATAGAGATATACAATACCTTACATAACACTAACTATTCAACAGGAACTAATTGTGGTTCTTGTATAGCAGCTTGCTTTGATGGAATAAAAAAGATATATAAAGAATACTCAGGAAATAATTAATAAATAAAGGGTAAGACCTAAAAGCTTTTAATTTTTCAGACCTGTGTAGTAAAGGGGGGGTGTGGTTACCTCCCCAATACAATAAGACTATGGAGATAATAATATCAGATGCAGGAGATGAACAAGAAGGAATGCATATAACTTTAATTTTAAAATAATGGAAAGAACATACAAGACAATCAAGTGGGTATTAAAAGGACACATCAAGAATAATGTCAAATCTTTATGGACTTGGGAAGACGACAACTTTACTTGCATCTTTGATACTTATGCAGGAAACAATAGAATATATACAAGTAATCAACTTTTAAAACTTTTAACACAATGATAATATTTACAATAGTAGGAATAATTGCAGTAATATTCTTTTTCATAGTTATATTAATGACTATTATAGAAGGTAGAATTAAAAGCAAATCAACAGAAAAGTTACTTTGGAAAATGGATAAGGTAGAAACAAGAACAGGAGGACTAGAAAACGATAGACTAAATGAAAGACAATAGAATACCAAGTTACTATATAGGAACACGTTATAAGATTGAAGCAAGGAAAGTAATAGAAGACTTTGATTTATCTTATAATGTTGGAACTGCCTGCTCATATTTGATGAGAGCAAATCGCAAGCATAAAAGTCCTATTGAGTGCATACAGAAAGCAATAAACCATTTAGAGTTTGAACTTGATAAACTAAAGAGATGACACTATACACTTGCGAATGTGGAAAGACTAAAGAACTATCTAAGGCTACAATAGTCTATAGAGATGGAAATTGGGTTGCAAAGGAAGCAGAGTGTGAATGTGGTAAGTATATGGATAGCGAACCAACAGAAGGCATACCTACACTACAAAGAACAGAGCCTAGTCTAAGTAAGCGAAGGGATAACTTATGGGCAGGAGCAAAAGAAAAGCTAGTAGGCGAAAGAGGAATCAATGAATCTTTTGATTAATGAAGTTTGTAATAAAAGACAATACAGATAAGCAAAGCCTTTTCAGTTACTTAAAGGAATTACAAAACGACTACATAGTAAGTATAAAGAAACAAAGAAACACAAGAAGCAATATGCAGAATAGTTACTATTGGAAATGTATCGTTCAAGGACTAGCAGAAGAACTAGGATATTTTCCTGATGAAATGCACGACGTACTAAGAGCTAAGTTCTTATCGGAATATGAAATGATAAGTATTAACGATAACCAAATAGCAATAAATAAAATAGGAAGTACAACAGCACTTAACACAAAAGCCTTTGAAGTATATACAGAACAAATAAGAGTATGGGCTATGACTGACTTGGGTATCAGACTAATGCTTCCAAATGAATACGAGTAATTTCTATTATATAATATGGAAACAGAACAAAAGAGGACACAGGAAGGTAAAAAGAAGCTACTAGCTGCACTAGAAACTTCACTAGGTATAGTAACTGAAGCTTGTGAGAAAGCAGAGGTAACAAGAAGCCGACATTATGCTTGGATGAATGAAGATGAAGAATACAAGAACGCAGTAGATAATATTGATAGTAAGTTTATTGACTTTGCTGAAACAAGTCTAAAGAAACAAATCAAGGAAGGTAATACAACAGCTACAACTTTCTTCCTAAGAACAAGAGGACGTAAGCGTGGTTATAATGAGAAGCAAGAAATAGATTTAACTTCAGGAGATGAAAGAATTAAAATAAATATAAATCTTGGAGATTAATCCTGAATTTACACCTAAACAAAAAGAGTGCTTAAAGTATCTATTAGACAATAAGACTAAAGAGGTTTTATTTGGAGGAGCAGCAGGAGGAGGTAAGTCTTGGGTAGGTTGTAGCTACTTAATTACTATGTGCCTAACATATCCAAAGACTAGGTACTTAATGGGAAGGTCAAAGTTAGATGCTTTAAAAAAGACTACACTAAATACATTCTTTGAAGTATGCACCGAGTGGAACTTAAAAGCTATTAAAGACTACACGTTTAATGGTTCAAGTAATGTGATAACCTTTTACAATGGTTCTGAGATAATACTAAAGGACTTGTTCTTATACCCTTCAGACAGAAACTTTGATAGTCTAGGTTCACTAGAAATAACAGGAGCTTTCATAGATGAGGCTAATCAGATTACTGAAAAGGCTAAGAACGTAGTAGCATCAAGACTAAGATATAAGTTAGATGAGAACGGCTTAATACCTAAGATGCTTATGACTTGCAACCCTGCTAAGAATTGGGTTTATTCAGAGTATTACAGACCTGCACAAGACAATACAATAAAACCTTACAGAAAGTTTATTCAGTCTTTAGTGGTGGATAACAACTACATATCTAAGCACTATGAAACTCAGCTATCTCAATTAGATGAACTAAGTAAGCAAAGACTTCTATTTGGTAATTGGGAGTATGACGCAACTGATGACAGCCTTATAGATTACAATTCTATTATGGGAATGTTTAGTCAAAAAGGAATAACAGGAGAAAAGTATATCAGTTGTGATGTTGCACGATTTGGAAGCGATAAGACAGTTATAATGTTATGGGAAGGCTTACACCTTACTTATGTGAGAACTATCCTTAAATCGGCTGTAAATGATGTTGTGGACGAGATTAAGAAACTACAACAAGAAAATCAAGTAGCTTTAAGGAATATCATAGTAGATGAGGATGGAGTTGGTGGTGGAGTTAAAGATTACTTACGTTGTCAAGGATTTACAAATAATGCTAGAGCTTTAAAAGGAGAGAACTATCAGAACTTAAAGACTCAATGTTATTACAAGTTAGCAGATGAAATAAACAAAGGACAAATTGGTATAAGTTGTTCAGACGTTAATACTAAGAATACAATAACAGAAGAACTAGAACAAGTAAGAATGAAAGATGCAGATAAAGATAACAAACTACAGATAATTCCTAAAGATACTGTTAAGGCTATTCTAGGGCGTTCTCCTGATTATGCTGACGCTTTAGCAATGCGAATGTATTATGAGATAGATAAGAACGTGGGAAGGTATTATGTGCAGTAAAAAAAATCGTTAAACTAAAAACAACTTATTTCTATTATATAGTGTATGAAAGTCAAAATTAAAAAAGATGGTAAAGTAGAATCGTTCAGTCTAATTAACAATTGGAGTGATGTTACATTAGAAACTTGGTTAAAAATTATTGACTTTGAAACAGGAACTAAGACTGAAGAAGCTGAAGCAACATTAGCAGCACTATCTGACATTCCTAAACGGTTGGTTAAGGAACTAGCTTTATCAGACGTAGCAGTCATTATGTCAAAGATAGGAGAACTTCAAGCTAAGCAAGACACTAAGCTTAAAAGGATTATAACTATCAATGAAGTTGAATACGCTTTTCATCCTGACCTTTCAGAAATTACATTAGGAGAGTATGCAGACATTGAGCAGTTTATAAAGAATGGAATAGATAAGAACCTTCCTGAATTGATGTCGGTACTTTATAGACCTATCAAAATAAAGAAAAGTGATACACTATATATTATTGAACCGTATGATGGTGATATTCGGCTCAGAGCAGAAGAAATGAAACAGATGTCGGCAGAACAAGTTCAAAGTGCTTTAGTTTTTTTTTACACTTTAGGGAAGGTATTGTCCGAGACTTTGCTATCATTTTCGATAACTCGGCTGAAGGAAACGAAAGTGCAATAGCTAGTGAAGACTTTGCCAGTAAGTGGGGATGGTTCGGAGTAATGCACAGGTTGTGCGGTGAAGATATTAGTAAATTAGAAAGTATTACAAAGCTCAACTTGTTAGAGTGCCTGACTTGGTTAAGTTATGAAACAGATTTGAACTCACAAAATAAAGTAAAAAGAAATGGTTAAAAATAAAAGCTATAATAATGTCGTTAATACTCTTTTAAGACTAGGGGAATACCACGAGCAAATAAGTACAACTTCTGTAGGGGATATTTGGCAGATAGATTTAGGAGATAAGAATACTAAGTTTCCTTTACTTCATATCAACCCTACAAATGTAACTACTGGAGACAGTCAGCTTGTCTTTAACTTCCAAATCTTCATTATGGATATGGTAACAGAAAGAACTGAATGGACTACAAACAATGCTTCAGCTGATTTCACTAAGTTAGTAAAGACTTTAGATAACGAACAAGATGTCTTAAATGAAACACTTCAAGTATGTACTGACTTTATAGGAATGCTAAGGCATAGTTCTAGGCAGTCTTTAGAAGGGGTGAATGATATTAATCAACCGATATACTTTACGCAAGACCAATTCACTATAGAGCCGTTCTCTGAAAGGTTTGACAATCTTTGTTGTGGTTGGGTATTTAATATTGGAGTATTAGTACAGAACGACTTTCAGACTTGCGATATTCCTGTCAGTTCAAATGGAGCAGGGTATTAATGAAGTTTAAGATTTGGAAACTAGAAATAATGATAGGATGGAAAAAATTTAAAATAACAATTAATTTATAAAATTATGGCAGACTTAGTAACAACAATTTCAGAAACAGTAACACTTAACGGAAGTTTAAGAGGCTCTGTTAATTCAGTAACAACAACAGGTATTAATGACGTCTTTGAAAGGATAGTAACCTGCACAGCAAGTGTAGTAACTACTGTAGCGGTCTTTGATACATTACCTTCAACTTCTCCAGGAGCTATTGATGTTGATAGGACTAAATACGTTAGAGTAACAAACTTAGAAACGGCTGTAGACATTGAGTTAGCAGTTCAGACTACTACTTCAAGTTATACTGTAACTATAAGAGCAGGAGGCTCACACATTCTTTATTCAGGAGATGTAATTGCTTTAGGTGAAGTTGGCGCTCCTACTTTTGGAACTATGTTAGACTTAGCTTCTTTACAAGTACAACCAACAACAGCTGTTACAGCTAGAGTTGAAGTATTCGTAGGAGTAGAGTAGTGAAAACTGACAATATAGAAAGGTACTTAGAAAGCTTTGGACGGCAAGTGGTTGCTCAGTCTAAAACTACTCTTAATTATAAAAAAGGAGATAAGACTAAGTTAGAAGATTCCATCTCGTTTAAAGTAATTACTTCAGCAGACGGTTTTACAGTACAATTCTATATGTCAAGTTATGGACAATTTGTAGACAAAGGAGTTTCAGGAACTAAGACCAAAAGAACATTTAAAGACTATAAAGGGAAAGCAATTAAAACTCCTTATAGTTATAAAAATAGTAAAGGACACTCACAGCCACCAAGTAAGGCTTTAGATAAGTGGGTTGTTAGAAAAGGAATAGCTCCAAGAGATG